GAGACTGGCGCGGCCTGGCTGCCTCTGAACACGCAGCCCGATCAACGTAGCGCAAGCGCACCGGCGTTCACCACCGAGGCCGAGCATCGTGCCTTACGCGCCGAGTGCCGTGCGCTGGCTGTCAACAACGAGTTCGCAATCAACGCGCATGAAAACCGGCAGAGCTACATCATCGGCGCGGGGCACACGTATCACGCGACGCCGAGGAAAAACAGCTCGGCCGGTGCTGCAGATCTCGCCTTGCGAGCTCAAGCACTCATCGATGAGTTCATCGAAGACAATCGCTGGCATCGCCGTCAGCAGGAGTCGGTGCTTCGAGTGGATCGCGATGGCGAAGCGTTCTTGCGTTTCTTCGTCGATCCAAGTGGGCGAACTCGCGTGCGATTTGTTGAGCCTGGCCAGATCACAACGCCGCCCGATCATGTGGGCATCGCAGCCGACAGTTTCGGCATTCGCACCGATCCCGACGATGTCGAGACCGTGCTTGGTTACTTCGTCGATGGCGCATTGATTGACGCGTCGGAGATTCAGCATCGCAAGGCGAACGTCGACGCGAATGTCAAGCGAGGCTTGCCGCTGTTTTACCCCGTGCGTCGCAACCTTGAGCGGGCCGAGAAGTTGTTGCGAAACATGAGCGTCGTGTCGGAGATTCAGTCCGCCATCGCGCTCATTCGGCGGCATCGCAATGGCACGCGCACGGCGATTCAACAGTTCATTCAGCAGCAGTCCGACGCGACGAGTGCGCATCCGAGCAGTCGCGGGCCGAGCTTTGTGAAACGCTACGCGCCTGGAACAATTCTCGACGCTCATGCCGACGTCGATTACGAGTTCCCGACCGCGGGGCTCGATGCTGGCAGCTTCGTCACCGTGCTGCAGGCCGAGCTGCGAGCGATCGCCAGCCGACTGGTGATGCCGGAGTTCATGCTGACGTCCGACGCCTCGAACGCGAACTACTCATCGACCATGGTGGCAGAGACGCCTGCCGTGCGCATGTTCGAGCGTTTGCAGGCGGTGCAGATTGAAGACGATCGCGCCGTGATGCGTCGCGTGATGCGCAATGCGTGCGCCGCCGGAGCATTGCCCTCTGCGGCACTCACCGATGTCGAGTTGCAGATCGAGCCGCCGACGCTTGCCATGCGCGATCGTCTGCAAGAGACGCAGATCTACCAGATTCAACACGACAGCGGCATTCTCTCGCCGCAGACATGGAGTACGCTCAGCGGCCTCGATTACGGCCAAGAACAGATGAATCTTGCACAGTCGCGCGAGACGTCAAAAAAAGTATTCAATGATTGACGCGTGGCCTACAAACTTCGTTGAGACGCAACCGTGATTTCTGTAATCTCTCCAACCATGACGACGGCCACGATGACACACGGAAACCAAACGAAAGTCGCGCAAGTCGAGCGAGCGTGGAGCGAAGTGCTCGCGACGGCGCTCAAGCGAGGCTTCTTTGGTTCCGTGAGTCTCGAGGTTGTTATCCAGGATGGAACGATTCAGACACTTCGCCGACGCATTGAACAACAGGAACGCTAAGCCGAACGCTCGATAGATAATTTCTCGGTATCGCGAAGAGCACGCCCGCTGAGGCGAGCATCCTAACGAGCCCACCACTGAGTGCCGCAACCGCGGCCAAGTGCGTGGGCTTTTTTGTTGCGCAGAAAGGAAACGCACAATGCAAGAAACGCTTCTGGAGTTTTTCGACTCGCGTGGCCTGACATTGCGAGTCGATCGCAATGTCGGTGTTCTTCGCGGTGTGAAGCTGCTCGGCCTCGAGTCCCGCAATGGCCGCACCTATCTGCCCGAGGCGTTGACCGAGGCATCGCATCTTTACGAAGGCGCCAAGGTCAACGTCAACCATCCGAAAGGCAGCCCACTCGGTCCGCGCGATTATCAGGATCGCATCGGAATCGTTCGCAATGTGCAGTTGCGCGAAAACGAAGGCCTCTTCGGCGATTTCTTCTTCAATCCCGAGCATGCTTTGGCCGGTCAGTTGGCTTGGGACGCGGCACATGCCCCGGAGAATGTCGGCTTTTCGCACAACGTCGAAGCGCGTGTTGCGAGGCGTGGCCAGCAGATCGTCGTCGAAGCGATCACACGCGTGCAAAGTGTCGATCTCGTCGCCGACCCCGCCACGACGCGCGGGCTATTCGAATCGCTCGTCACCAGTGATGTCGATCTTTGGCAGGCCCTATCGCTCGAGACGTTGCAAGAACGCCGTCCCGATCTCGTCGAGGCCTTGTCAAAGTCCATTAGTGACGAGCTTGCGCAGCTACGAGAGGAACTCGACCATCTGCGAGCCGTCCAAGCGACGCATGAAAAGCAGGAACTGAGTCGCCGCCTGCTCGCCGAATACAACCTCTCTGAGAGTTCCGTCGATGAACCGTGGTCGCGCTGGGCGGTGAGCGCAGCGTTCATCGAATCGCTGCTAGAAGCACGCGACGAGAACCACATGCGCAGCCTTGTTGCCGAACGTGCGCAACTCGTTGAGCAGGCCCGCCACTCGGGTCGACCAACACGGCCCCTTTCTCGCGACCAACATCTTGCCGAGACCGTTGTCGCTCCGCGTCTTGATACGGCCGGCTTCGTGCGTTCGATCACTTAAGCGATCGCAGCGACTTCACAACTCACGCGTTTCATTTTCGCAGTCATTCAAACAGGAGAAAGCCCGTGGCAGACACGATGCGATGGCGATATGGCGAGACGAATCCGGTGCTACTGCCGGTCGATGCCGACACGGAAATCGAGATTGGCGATTTGGTGTATCTCGACACCGACGACGCGAAGCCGGCTTCGACGCTCGACGAGGAAACCAAGGCCGAGAATCAGGAAGCGTTTCACGACAAGTTTGCCGGGGTAGCGATGCAGCGCTCGCGTGCCGGCGACACAACCGCGATTCGGATCGCCACGACGGGTGTCTTCGAGTTCCAGTGTGCTTCGACAACGTTCGAGGTCGGCGCCCTTCTGGGCCCCGATCAACCGAGCAGCTCGCTGACGAATCAACAGGTTGCCAGTGTCGCGACCGAAAATCTCGCGGTCGGCCGCTGTGCCAAACGTTTGAATCCCGCCGGCACGCACGTGCTGGTCGACATCGTCAGCACGGTCGTTTACGGCGGCCCGCAAGCCAAGGCCTAACGCGCGATCGCGGACGACGCGTGAGTGCAATCTCTCAACCTTTGAACTCAACACGGGAGCATGACGTGAGCACGATCAAGTATCGGGAATTGAAACATCGCTTGGAACTCGATGGGCCGCAGAAGACGGTGGCCCATTTATCGGAGGCGCTGCGAGAGAAGCAACTGCGTCCCGAAGACTTCAGTCTTCGCGATCTGGCCGAGGCGCTCGTGCCCGAAGGACGCGAGTGGGTGCGGATGCTTGACCCGCGCAGCAGTTCGGGCGTCAGCCTGCTCGAAGCCGGTGAAGGCGTCGACGTGACCGCGTTCCTGAACATCACCGGTCAGGTGATTTACTCGAAGATCATGGACGGCTACACGCAGGATGCGTTCGTCGTATCGAAGCTCGTCGACACGATCCCAACGCGGTTGGACGGCGAGAAGATTCCGGGCATCGGCAAGATTGGCGACCAGGCCGAGGAAGTGGCGCCGGGCATGCCGTATCCGCACGTCGGCTTCGGTGAGGATTACATCGAAACACCGTCGACAACGAAGCGAGGGTTGATCGTGCCGGTCACCAAAGAGGCGATCTTCTTCGATCGCACGAACCTGGTGCTCAGTCGTGCTGCCGAAGTGGGTGAGGTGCTTGGCCTTAATAAAGAGAAGCGGCTACTCGACCTCGTCATCGGCGCCACGAACAATTACAAGTGGCAAGGCACCGAATATGACACCTACCAGGACACGGCTCCGTGGGTGAATCTGAAGACTGCCAACGCACTGGTCGATTGGACCAACGTCGACGCCGCTGAGCAGTTGTTCGCCGACATCCTTGACCCGAACACGGGTGAGCCGGTCCTCGTCGGCGCAACGACGGTGCTTGTGATGCCGGCTTATCGTCATGCCGCGTACAACGTCTTTTACGCGCCTGAGATTCGCACGAGCAACGGATCGACGACGACCATCGCCGCCAATCCGCTGGGCAACTATCGCGTGTTCGACAGCCGCTTGGCCTATCGACGCGTGCTGGCCTCGGGCGTCAGCGAGACGAACGCGAAGAAGTGGTGGTTCATTGGCGACTTCCGCAAGGCGATCGCCTACATGGAGAACTGGCCCATCACGGTCACGCAGTCGCCGCCGGGCAGCGAGGCCGACTTCAACAACGACATTCTCGTGCGCTTCAAGGCCAGCGAGCGCGGCGCGGCTGCGGTGATGAATCCGCGTTACCTCGTCAAGAACATCGGCTAACGTGCCACGTCGGACCACGCGGCTCCGGGGCAACTCGGGGCCGCGTGCTGTGGGCGATCGGGCTGCGACACGCATTCGAGGGACACACGATGGCGACGCTTCTTGAGAATTTGCTGACGGCACGACAGAACATCGCCTCGAACTTGGCCGAGATCACGGCGCAACCGAAGCCGTCGTATTCGATCGACGGTCAGCAGGTTTCGTGGCAATCGCTGTTCGACAGCTACATCGGTCAGTTGCAGGCGCTGAATGCTCAGATTGCTGCGGCCGAGCCGTTCGAATTCTCTTCGCAAGGATGCACGCCGTGACTTTGGCCGACAACATCGCTGACGATCTCGCGAGCTTCGACGGCGCCGAGACGATGACGGTAACGACCGCTTCCGGCGTTTCGGTGAGCGTTACCGGTGTCGTGGTGCGAGCGATCGAGCATCAGGAATTGACAATGGTGGATGGCATGCTTGGCATGGAAACGGTCGTGCGTCGCTTTCACGTGCCGATCGCGGCCCTCGGAGGTGTGTTGCCCGTCGGCGGCGATTCACTCACCGACACGTTGGGCCGACGATGGGCCGTGATGAGTGTCCGAGTTGCGACGCTTGGAACGCGGCTGGAAATCGACGGCATGCTTCAGCCGTGACTTCACTTCGAACTTTCTTATCGAGATATTTTCATGGCGAACACCATTCATCATTTCGACTTTAGCATCGATGCATCGTCTCTCGACGGTGGCCTTAGCATCGAGGGTTCGGACGGTTCGAGCGTCGAGCTGTTGCCTTCCAACACGCTCGAAGAGAATCAATCGCTGCTCGACTCTTTGGTCGGCGCAGGCAATTGCGTCCTCTCAGGCGATTGGCAGGACGGCGACGGGCAAGGTCTGTCGATCGAGTGGATCGGCGATTATGCGGGAAGCAATGTGCCCGTGCCCGGGTGGTTGAGTACTTTGAAAACGGGCACCAGCGGCTCGCTCACCATCACGAACGTTTCGTCGAGTCCGCCGACGTGGCACCTCGACACCACCGGCAACTATGGGGTCGCGTATGAGGCAGCGTTGTCTGGGTTGACCGTGTCCATCGGCGATGGCCCCTTCGCGCTTTCAGCGATGGACAACCTTCTCGCGGATGCCGGCTATCGTACGAGCATCGATGAGAATGGATACGTTCTCGCGAACCTTTCCGGCGACGGGGACGCGTTTCTCGATCTACTCGCCGCCTCGGTGGGTCACGATGGCGAACTCTCTATCTCTGCAGCGGCGCTGGGAACCTACGGACGCCGATACACCATCGTCTCAGATTCTCCGACCGATGCCGGAGTGTTCGATGCGCTCGACTTTTCGACGGCTGACATCGAACAGCGCATCGCAGTGACGTCGAGTATTGTCCAGCAAGGTTCTGGCAGCGGCCTGACAACCGACGAACACGACGCACTAATGCGCTTGTCGACCGATCTGACGACGGAGCGGGCCGCGCTGCTCGATCATTTGAACGCGGACGTCACGAGTCGGCTGGCCGGTTCAACGTATGTCGCTCCAGATAACTCCTCGATTGGGGCCATCAAGGCCAAGACCGACAACTTGCCGAGTCAGCCGGCAGCGGTGGGCTCGTCGATGTTCGTGAGCGACAAGACGGGGTTCAAGCTGGCCAGCGATGGACTGGATGCCGTGAGCACGGAAGCTCCCGACGGAGTGGCGAGCAACGTTCGCGAGATGGTCGTGCAAACGTGGCGGCGATTCTTTGGAAAGGTGACGAAGTCGAGCTCACAGCTCATTACCTATGCCGACGATGGGATCACGCCCGTCACGACGCAGGAAGTGACCGACGACGGACTTCTCGAAACGCAAGGATCCGCGACATGAGCTTGCTGGACGTCGCCAATTTGTGTCCGCCTTTCGCGAGCCGACGAACGCCGTGGCCGACGTCGGTCAACGAGCGTTGCGTGTTGGCTGTGCAGGCTCGCATTCGTGGCTTGAGGTTGTCGGACCTGAACGCAGCGAGCGTCGTCGTGCAGAAGGTCCCTTGGGCTCGCGACTTCTTGGGCGCAAATCCCAAGTACGCATTGCCAGGCGTGATCATTGCGCCATGGGGCGAAGAGCAGATGAATCCGTCTGAAGGGACGAACCTGAAAGACGATGTTGGTTATCCCGTGCTCGTGAGCATCATCGCCGCCGACCGTCAGCGCTTGGTTGCCGACTTTGGGAAGTATCTGTCGTGGCGCGAACGGATCGCACGCGCGTTTCGCAATCAGCCGTTGCCTGGTGTCGATGAGGTGATCTCATGCTCGATCGACCCGGGCCCGATCTTGCAGCCCGAGGCGTTTCTGCGAGGCGTGTATCACTCGTCGATGACACTGCGATTCATCAGCCGTGAACCGCGAGCGATGTAAGCGATCGAGTTCGAAGCCAGCTACAACACTCAAAGGAAGAGATGAGCCATGCCCCGCCCAAGCGACGACACCTTGGCCGATATTACGACGGAAGCTGCCGCTGCGATCGACGCACTGCAGCGCATCGCTGGCAGCCGCATCAGTGATGACGAACGCGCGACGTACACGGATCTCGTGAATCGGCTCAGCACGTGCGCCAGCCAGCTCACATCGTAA